GGCATTTTGGTTTACATTTCTAATTAGCTTTATTTCGCTGCCCTGCACGATAGTAGTTATTTGCGTATCAGTATCTTGTCCTATATTAGTACCGACGATTTGCACACCACTAACACGATCTACTAATTGATCTTCTTCTTGTTCTTCATCCAAAACTTCTAAAACATCTAATAGGTCTTCTAAGAAGTTTACGTTTAACAAATCTATATCAAGTTCAGTAAAATCAAAAGTAGCGTCCTCTTCTAATAAATCTTCTTCAAGAAAGTCTACATCTAGATCGGTAAAATCTAGATAGTCAGTTGTTTGTGTTTGTTGTTGTTCCTCTTCTATAAATTGCTCCTTGGGTGGCGACACAATCAACATATTGTCGATAAAATCTAATGTTATATCCAAGGTAACTGGTTTAGTTGGACTGCTTTCATAAACATCAGTAGTTGTAGCTTGATATGGTTTGTTTAACACAACTTGGCCTGCTGCGGTAGAAACTATGATCTCGCCACTAGCATCCCCAAACTCATCTGGCAGCAAAATAATCAAAGAACGGCCCAGCTCGTCCACGGTACAAGTAAAGTCTGTACCTCTAACCGCTATATCAGCTGTTGGTGTTTTGAGAGATATGTTTTTCTTATCTAGTTTATTAATGTTGCCGCTAGCAAAACGTATGGTCCCACTAACAAATTTAAGAGCCATTTTTGATTTACTAGGGTTAGGATCATAAATATATTCATCTATAACTAACTTAGAATGTTCAGTCAGCCGAACAGTAGATTCATCTAAAAAGGTTATTGCGATTCTGCCAGCACGTGTTCTGACATCATCATAAGAATTTATGTCAAAGTCTAAGACAGCAGGAAAGGGCTCATCTCGTAAGATTTGCCCATATCCTCTTAATTCTGTTATATCGCCAATAGTGTCAGCATGAAGTGGAAGTCCCACCATCATTCTGAACAATACAAATAGTAGCGTTAGACGTATTAGACTCAATTTTTAACCAATCCCTAGCAAGTGTTGAAGCCTGCGTTACAGTTAATGTATTAGAACTGCCATCCAAATCAAGATAAAAATATGCAGAGTCCGCAGAAGTTGTGCCTGCATACCCACTACCTGCAAAGGTTAGTGAGTTGCTGTCACCAAATATATCTACATAATTGACAGCGTTTTCGTAATCAATATCGTAATCGAACTCATTACTATCACCATCAATAATCCAATCTAGATCTAAGTAAGCAGCATCTGCCAATTCTGCTATCTCAATATCAAATACATTACTTCCACCAGAAACAGCTACATTAAAGTTAGCGTAGTCTGCAGAATACAAACCACTGCTATTCATTAAAATATCCATTTGATTGCCATCACCTTGAAAATCAAATAGACCTGTTACATAGTCAGAATCAAAAGCATCTGATCTAAAGATGTTATTACTTCCAATCTGATTGATTTCTAAAGACATATTCAGACCATCTAGATCCAAAGCTGTCATAGTACCTGAAACAGCAGATGTACCACCAATTAAGTTGCCACCTCCAAGCTGTTCTAGTTTTAATATAGCATTAGCGCCACTTTGGTTTACAAATATTTCGTTGTCACCCCATAAGCTTAACGATAAAACTAATAGCAAAATTCTCATTTATTCTCCGTAGTATTGCCAGTAGTTCTTCACCCTACCTTGTTTTATAATATCAACAATACCAGTTTCTATTGCTGCTTGCAACGCAATAGATTTACTTTCATTCATAGCGTTACCACTTTCGAACTCAATTAGCTTGGTCCCATCGGCTATATACCTAAAGAAGTCGTTAGAGAGTCCAACTGATAAAATAGTTTTGGTAGTAAGATTTTCCATCAGAATTTCTCCTGTACTTACCGAAACTACACGTATTGAAACTAGGACCGTATCTTCTCTGTATTGTTTGGAGTTACCTATACCAAGGTATCTTGCACCCATACCGCCAGTTAGAAGATTGGTGTTGTAGTCTATTATGCCACCCTCAAAAATAATACCAGCAAACAATAGTGGCAGTTGTTCAGTTTCATCATCAAATTTATCTCTAGTGGTTCTTATTAACTGTCTTTCCTTGGTAAGATGATCTAGGCCCACCCTCTCAACAACACGAAAAAAACCAGATTGTTTTATTGCTCTAATTAAGTAAGCCTCTGGTGCCTGTGTCAGCGCAGACGAGAAGCTGGCATAACCGTCTATAGATTTTCTTTGTCCTGTTAAATCTTGGAATTTGTAAACTGCAACTACAGGGGCATTTTTAGCGGGCCTAACATTTTTTATTTCTTCAGTAATAGGCTCATTAATGAAGGCAGATTTAGAAAAACACTCAGCTTTACCTATAACGGTTACTAAGTCTTTGTAATCTTGGTCAGGGTTTTTTAGACAGGGCGAAACGTAAGATAAGTGTGTTGCGCAACTAGAAACCAAAGTCCCCAATAGGGATAGTAATAGAAGTTGTTTCGCCAGTAGCTTCATTATAAATTTCTAGTGTAATAGTAATTCCATCAGAATACCAAGTTATCACGTTGTCAAACAAAGTAAAACTTCCCTCAGTTGCTGGGTTTTCGCCAAACAGTTGCTCTACCAGTTGTCTTGATAATTGTGCATATATACGTGATTCAAAGTTTTTCAAAAAACGGGCTAACGTAGTGTTCTCTGCATCACGTTCAGCTTCTTCCTTGAGTGCTTTTATTTCAGCTTCTAAGGCTTGCTTTCTAGTAAACTCTTGATTCTCAATCGTTAAATAATGCGCTGAGGTCCCGACACCACTAAAGGATGGGGATTTAAATTGAAACTTGATTTCATCAGAGAATGCTCTTGGTGCGAACAAAAATATGATAAATAGAATGGCGCTTCCTAAAATTAAGGGTATTAGCCAGTCAAAAAATTTGTCTATATTAGTCTTTTCTTTGGTCATCTCTATCTGCCTTAGCGATCTTGTTGCTATCAATCAGCTGGGGCACTCCTAAAATAGTCTTAATTAAAGTATCTTGCCTAATAATTTCATTGTCAAGCGACCTTATTCTATCAATCAAAGCTACTAATATGCCATGTTGTGAATCCAGCTTAGTGCCAAGCCTTTGTTCCATAGCACTAATTTGTTCTGCCACCTTCTCATCAACCACGTCTAGCTTGTTTTCCATACCGTCTACTATTCTCATAATTAGTTTGTAGATAAACCAACCTAAACCTAAGGCGGCAGCGATTGGAAAGCCTACTTGCTGTATGATGGTGACGGCTTGTTCTAACATCTATCAGTCGTCTTTTTTGTGCGAGGCACCAAAGTAAAAAGAAATAACGGCTGAGGCTAGACCACCTAAGTAACCTAAAACTAAATTGATCAAAGCTTCAGAGTTTTGTTCTGGTGGTTGTAGGGTTACTAAAAATATATAGCCCATAAAACCGCCTATAGTAATAAAGCCTAGTATTTTGGAGGTCCAGTCACCACCAAATCGTGATCTTGCATCTTGGATGTCCTCTGTTTCCAGACGAAAGACATCAACTTCTAGCTCCTTCATTTTGAGCTCGAAGTCTTGTTCTGCTTTTTTTAACTGTAGCATTTGCTCTGGTGTGGCATTTTGTACAGCTTGTTCGATTGCTTTTGGATTATTGGGGCAACCCAAAACATCAGCTATCATATTGGCTGCCATACCTCCCATAGGACCACCAAGAGCGGTTCCTAAAGTTGGCGCTACAGCACCTACAACGTTTTTAAGTAAATTTTTTATTGCCATTATGTAATTCCTATTTCTTTTCTATCTAGACCTAATGGTGTGTCCGTAATACATTCTATCATATCCATTGGTATATGGATGTAGGGTTCATTATCATCAAGTTCTGTTGGATTTTCTGACAAGTTCATCCTTACGTCGTATTTGTGGTTTTGTCGCCACATGTGGTAAAACAAGCCGTCTGTCATCGCATAGACAATAATAAATGGCACTCCGGTCGCACGAGCGAGCGCAGCACCCTTGTTCAGCTTAGATGCAGATAAGATGAAGGTATCGTATTTGTCACTTGCAAAAGTTCTACATTTTACCTCACACCAATAACATTCGTTTATTGACTCAATCCAATAATCTAGTGCGTATGATGTGGGCAGCTTATGACAGGTTACACTCCAAGCACCCTCCAAATATCCTGCCACCCGTTCTTCTCTTTTTTGATCGTCAACCGTTTCAAAACTTGGTACTTTCATAAAACCTCCTAATCTAAATAATAATTTGGATCTACGGCCACAAATCTTTTGGTAGGTCTGCCTTTGCCCCCGATCCTAACGTCTATCTCTTGTATTTCTCCTGCGTTTTTTAATCTCTCGATAATCTCTTTCACCTCGTAAGATTTCATGCTTCTAAATAATTCATGTCGATCTACTTCCCGTTTGCTTATGCCCTCTTCGCCACGTGAGCGTATGAATGACAATACTTGTTTAATTTTTGATTCGGTCGCAGAGCTTGCTACTTTGTCTCGGCAAGCTTCAATAAAAAGCAAATCGTAATACCTGACATAATCTATAGCCCATTTTGTAATGTCGCCTGGTATGGATTTTGCATCTGGGTTATCTGCTAGAGCACAGCACAAAGCTAATCGCATAGCTTTTTCACGTGATCGTGATAATAAAGGTTCTAAATTATCTTTTTCTAAAATATTTTGTCTTTTTACTATCTCATCTGCAAAAGAATCTAGGTGTGTTTCGGCTTCAGTGCTGAAAGGTATTACAACTTGTTTAATATCTAGTTCTGCATTAGTTTGACCTGCCTCGCCAAACTCACTTCTTGGCCTCCTAATATAGTTTACCCAGTTCACAATGTTAAGTGGTGCTTGCTTAAATTTTTTAAGTCGCTGTACTTTTCGTGGTTCTTTGGATTCCACTACTAAAAATCTGTTAAGAAAACCATCAGCTATACGGCCAGAGTTTAGTGCTTTGTAAAAATTCTGTGGGACCGATAGCCCTACTAGTGTTATCGCAGGCTTGTGACAAATCCTGTTCATAGCCTGATCCTTGTATTGTTCTGGTACATTCATGAGAGAATAATTGTCCGGACGTAAAGCGCCATGACATCTACCCCAAGCTTCCATAAGTGTTTGAATACCATCTTCTCGATTAGTGTTTTGTTGTGAACCTATAGCCTCTAATCTTTTACCAAACTCATCCATAATAGTAATTTGGGTTGGCCTATACTTTAAAATAGAGTGGACGGCCCCCGACGAGGTGTAGCCGTCCCCCACAACCAAATCAGAAAAATTAGACATGTTTAAAATAGATTCTACAAATGATTTTATGTTTTCTTTACCCTGTCCTGATTTAGCAATACCCATAAAATATAATGATGAAAAATTATTCATATTTGTTCGGTAGAGGCGACCACATGTAACGCTTACTAATGAAAGAGCTGCGATAACTGACAATTCAGGTTGACTTACTTGTGCTATCTCTTCACAAAAATCACACATTTCTTTTAAAATACCTGGTGGTTTTAGTAGGTCTTTTGGTGGATCAATTTTTTCGTAAGAATTTACAAACAAGGGTGCTCTTTGATTTTTTCTGTCATGTGTTTTTTTAACATTTTCTACGACTGATATTACCTCGTTGTTTGGTAGTGGTGGTTGGTTTTGTGAGTTCCAAGATTGTAAGAAAAATTTACAAAAATCTATATTAATATTTTTAGATATTAAGTAACCAGCAAGCCTCGCTGCTTGATCATTACGTGATCCTTCATTAACACCATTCAAAGATATTGGTGCAGTAGGACTGGAGCCATTTTGTTTTTTGTTGCCGGTAATTTGTACCCACTCGGTTTCTGTAAAGTCAGGCAAATCGTTAACATCATAAATATCCCACTCGGCGATAGTAACTGGCTTGTATATGGTGCCATTTGCATGTTTGTTGTAAGGAGCAATAATCAGACCGCCTTCGCCTCGTATGTCGATATGCCGTTCTATTGGTGTGTCGTTCATACGTTTTGTGGCAAAGGTTGTATAGTTTTGTGGATTGTTGTAGTAATAGTGCATACCCTTACCAGTAATGACTTTGAAAGGACTTGTAGGTAGGTTTGTTTCAACCCAAGACATAGCTTCAGGAGTGTCTGCATCTACAACTAAAAACTCACCACATATTAAGGCTACCACTAAATCATCACGATTTTTAAACCAGGATTCAACGGTATTTCTGTCTGGTCTTTCAGTTTTATATTGATGCCACCCACCCAAGAACGCTGGTGGTTTTTTGCTTTGTCGTAGTAACGGCACTACAGATAACCCCTCGTCGTAGTAAGCTAACGCAAGGTCAACTGATTTTTCGTCATCTGTTAAATTAAGATTGAACACTATCAGTTAAAATGCTATCAAGATTACCATAAATGGATTCGAAATCTAATCTTCCATTTGAGGCTTTTATAATTTTTCTGGCTTGATGAACTGAGGGTTCACGATAGCCATATCTCCAAGCTTTAACTGATGCAATAGAACATTCAAATTTATCGGCTGCATCTTCCATTCCGATAAATTCTATATATTGTTTTAATGTGTACCTTTCCACTTCTCTCTCCTTATATTTAGGATTTACATTAATATTTTCTAAAAATTTTAAAGCTTTTCTAGATAATACTAGATTTCTAAAATAGTAGTTAGCTAACCATGTTAAATTTTCTTTCAATCTACAAATCCGAAATTAAATAATTTACTTATGGTAATTTATGTAATAAGATATTGCAATAACTAACGGAGAAGAGTTATGAATAACCAAGAAAAAATATCTATAAAAGATAGAATTATGAACCCTAGTGATCTAGTAGATGATCAGGGTGCAAAGATTCTAATCTACGGCGCAGCTGGCGCTGGTAAGACTACGCTCTGTGCAACCGCACCTGGCAAAATATTAGTTATCGATATGGAGTCTGGCTTATTGTCAGTTAAGGACCGTACTGATATTGATGTTATCCAAGTGAAACAAGCTTCAGAGATTATGGAGATATACCAAATGCTTAGACAGGGAGAGTTGAGCTATGATACTGTATGCCTCGACTCTATATCTGAGATGTCTGAAATCTTGTTGCAGCAAGAGAAAGAAAAGCATAAGGACCCACGTATGGCATACGGTAATGTCCAAGAGTCAGTTACTAACGTCATGCGTTCATTTAGAGATTTACATATGAATGTTGTGTTTGTTTCTAAGATGGAAAAACAAAACGTCGACAACGTAATGATGTTTGAACCAAAAATGGTAGGTACAAAACTAGGACAATCTATCACATATTTTTTTGATGAAGTCTTAGCCTTACGAGTCATAGAAGATCAAGATGATGATGGTGTGACTATACGCAACAGATGGCTACAAACAGATGTTGGTCATGGTTATACAGCAAAAGATAGGTCTGGTAAGCTTGACGATTTCGAAGAGGCTAATCTAACAAACGTCATAGCAAAACTAGGTTTTAACACTAATAAAATAATCAGAGAGGAGGTACAAACTGATGAGTGATTTTGATGGTGTCGGGTGGGATGAAACCAAACCCGAAAGAGAAGGCCCTAATAGGGAAACAGCACCTAAGGGTGTGCATAACGCAAAAATTATATCTGCTGAAAAGTACAAGTCTAAAGCAGGCAACTGGACGGTAAAAGTAGTTTTTGAACTAGAAGACGGTAAGTATTGGGACCACGTAGAATACTACGGGTTGTGGAACCAAGATGCCAACGCTAGAGATATAGCAACCAAATACTTTACCCAGCTTTGTATGGCGATAGGCATGAAGCAACACCCAGAAAGTGTTATGTCCTTAGTCAATAAAAATTTACAACTGGGTATCTACACAGTAACTGATTCTTGGAAAGATAATGAAACAGGGGAAGAGAGATCAACCGAGAAAACTAGGATAAGCGAGTATCTAACAGATGCCAACATGCCAAGTCCTAAAGTTAGCATGGCAACTAAGAAGTCACCCCCTTCCTTGTAGTTGCTAGCTGAGGGGCGCAAGCCCCTTTTTTTTTTACAGAAAGTAGTTTATACTGAGAGAACTATTCATTAACTCTCTTCGAATGGTTCGAAAACGCAAGTTTTCAATAGTGTATTAAAGGCTGTCAGAAATGGCAGCCTTTTTTTATCTGCCTTGACCCCGGTACTTTTTCCAGGACCGTTTCATGTTTTTGTTCATAGAAGCAAACGCCACATTACCAGATCCAATAGATGTCTTTTTGCCTCTGCCGGGTGTGGCAGATTGATAAGAATTTACTAAAGATGATTTTTTAGCCATTTAATATATCCTCCAATTTATGTTCATACCATTTTGCTTTGTCTAAATCTTGTTGACCGTTCTTACCACGCCAACGCCACCTGTATTTAAAACTGTTGCCACGTAAATATCCAATAAATTCTTCTCTACTCAGCATAGATTCCATAGCATCTATACACTCGACACTACCTTGATTGTAGTGTGGTGGCTTGTTTACCATATCTTTCTTTTTAGTCGTCATACCAATCTCCACAAATTATCACACAACCATACTGTACATATTTGTTAACGATCAGGCCCAACATGATAAGTGACATAATAATAAAATATACTTGTTCTTTAGTTATTCTTTTCATTCAATCTCCTGATTAATCTATAGCTAGTAAACCTTGTGCCATTTTCTTTATTATATTTTTCTATACATTTATTTCTGTAATTTTTAGATTTACACGCATCACTACAAAATTTTTTTTCAGGTGTTAAGGGTCTTTTGAAAAATTTTTTTCCGCAAGTTTTACATATTCTTGTTTTGATTATGTCATACTGTTTTTCAAAAGAATCACAAAACACCTTTTTAAACTTAATTAATTCTTGCAAGTATGTTTCTTCAGACACTCTTTTTTTCATTCAATCTCCTGTATAATTAGCCAACATTCCAGTCCTCGTAATTTTTTATTATTTTTAGCATAACTTTGTGCGAAACATGCTTGCCGTCATATAGATTCTGTAAAGTTTTCCAACTTACACCTAAGTTGTTGGCCATTTCTTTTATGAAATGATTTAGCCCAGCCTCTTCTATATCTAAGGCTTTAGCGGCCTGTATTAGATGCTCTCTTACCTTCATCTTTGATGCCTGGGTTTCTAATCTAGATATAAAAAATTTGTTTCCTTCGCCACCAACAGCCAATCTATTAAACTCCTTATTTTTTTCTACTTCAAGTTGTAAACTAGCCATAGTCCCAACATCAAGGTCCAAACCATTCATAATTTTTGCCATACTTTTATGACTTACTTGGCCACCAGCCTCTATGGCCTGCACTGTTCTTAGACAAACCTGCCCAAGGTCGGCAAGTTCTTTTTGTGTAATCTTACGCTGTGTGCGTATAAGTTTCATTTTCTCTGCAATAGTTTCTCCGTTTTCATTCGGCAGATTCCAATATTTAGCGGAAACTTTAGCTGTCATCTGTCCCTCCTTCTTGTTCGGTCATTTCTCTTAGCCCATTCGTTAAAATATATTCTACAAATCTGGACATTACTATTCCGTTTTTCACACAATAATTTTTTATTTTTTTGTGCAGGGTTGCGTTTATTTGGATTGGTTTTCTTTTTGCGCTGTGATTTTGAAACAGGTTTAACGCTCTAACACCATACGTATTTATAATCTTAGATAAATTTTTTTTACTCATCTATTGCTCCCTCTTGACCGATTAGTTTTTCTAAATATAGCTTGGTTAGGTGTATTTCATTCTTTATAGCCTCTACTTTGGCTTCAACCAAAACCAACTCTGATTCTAGGTCCCGTAGTTTTTTTCTATAGTATTTGTCGTCTATCAACACCCAAGTCATAGTTCTATCTCCACATAACTAGGAGTATTGTAGACAGATGGCTCTCGACCTTCTTGCACCCGGATATACTCTCCTAACAGTCGGTCCAACTCTAGCCATCCTGCTTCTAGGTCCTCTGGTTTCATTCTAAATATTTTAGAAGCATACGGCGGTTTCTTTTCTTGGGCCACAAACAAAAAGTCATTTACTTTGAAGCCTGCTTTTTCATAAGCTCGTTTATACCAAGCCGCCTGTAAGTCGTATTGGTATTTTTTAACTGACCCCATAAATGAACGTGGCTCACAGCTCTGAGTAGTTTTATAGTCTACTAGCACAACGCTGTCCTCGGCGTGCAAGGCCGACAGCGGGAAGCGAACAACGTCAGACTTTACTTTAAGCAGCAAGTCACGTTCAAACCAGAATAAGGCTCTTTCATATGGGTAGTTAAAAACTTGTGGATATTCGTTTTCTGATGGGTGTAGAAGTTTATCAGCTTCAGGGATCAAACTATCCCGCATATTGTAGATAGTCTGTCTATCGTCTGCACTAACCACTACTAGGCCCCTGCTTTCATAATCTGCTTTTAGCTGTTTGTTGGCTTGGGTATACGGCGAGCCAGATAAGCAAGCAACTTCTTTATTGAAAACAGATTCGCCCTCAACAATCAAAGCGTGTGCCGCAGACCCAAAACGTAAAGCGTGTGAGTCCTCCACAGTTTCATGTAGAGCGTGTAGTTGTGATTGACCAAACCTTCTAATAGTAGAAGAAGAGATCCCGGCACAGTTATGATAGACGTTGTTAGACATATCTGGAAAGTATATAGCTTCGCCTATTACTTCGTGATCGTATGATTCTAAAGTTTCTGGTAATATCATTTTTCCTTTGGTTCATTTTTTAATATACGGCTAAACATGTCAGTTATGTGTTTAGCTTGGTCTGGCGGTAGTTTGTTTATCATACTTATTAAGTGCACAAACTCACTACTTACAGCATATGTTTGATATTCTATCTGTTCATATTCAGATAGATCGTTGAAACTTCTAATTTCTATTTCTTTCTCTCTTGCCATAGTAATTGCATTTTAACATTAGATCGTATAATATGTCTACTATTAGTAATTATTGGAGAGAAGAATGTCAAAATTATGGAGAGATTTTTACGATAAAACGGTAGATGATCCCAATAAACAAGAGGCTTTCGAGAAAGCTTTTAGTTCTGGTTGGGATTGTAAAGAAGAGTTGGCCAATCAATATAATAAAGAACATATTGATATAACTGGACACTCTGTTGAGAATCCTTTGTTAGAGTGTGACGCTTTAATAAATGAGCTAGACTTTACAGCTTACGATAGCGGTTGTTAAGTTGCTGTTCGCCTGCCTGATAGTTGATTCTCCTTATCATAGGGCAGAAGTCTTGATCGGACTTAGGTTTCAGGAGAGCCTGAGCGACACAATCTCCTGCTTTTTATGATAAGGTAAATGAAACATGGCCCTGGTTTTTCAATTTCCAGCATTGAGGGAGTGGCACACCCAAGACGCCAAAACGTGCCAACAGACAACTGACATGCAGAAATGGTTTACTCTATATTCATTTCCATATGAGGTTGCAATACCTCGAAATATATTTCTGCGTGAGGGGTCTTGAACTAACTCGCAAGGCCCCGACTTATTTTTGTCGGTTTTTGTCAGAAAGTGCGTGACGTCGCAAAGTCTTATGGTTAGTGCTTTTGACAATAAAATCATTTTTTTCATTTTTGTCAGAGAACCTAACCTTAATTGTACTTATTTATCATAATTTGCTTGACCAAGTAATAATGCTTGTGATAATCTCGAGGTTCTGATACTTATAAGGTAAGTAGAGGTGGGCTGTAATTCTACTCACAATCTAAACTCTATTCTTTACATCTACAAATCCAAACCTTACAATCTGCATATGAGCAACCCAGAGCAAAAAGGTTTCGAACCTCTACTATCAGATGAAGTTGAACCGGCCATAGAATACTTCGGGCTCGATAAGAAGCTTAACAGACGGCAAAGAGTCTTTGTCTGGACGGTAGTCAATAATCCCCAAATGAGTTATGTTGAAGCGGCCCGTAAGTCGGGTTATAAAGATGCTAGGCAGTCGGCCTATAAGTTGTTGCAACATCCTGAGGTTAAGAAAGAAATCCAATATTTGATGGGTGAAGTTAGAAAGAAGTATGAGCTCAATCAAGATCGAGCAGTCAAAGATTTATATGATATTAGAGATCGGGCCTTGGAGTCGGGATCTTTTAATGCTGCGATA